TAAATCAGATGGTATAGCTACTATATTATTTGGAAAAGCTGCTCATGAGTTTAAAGGTGAGTATATGAGAAAAGATACATACTCAGATGGAGATGTAGACAAAGAAGCTAACTTCTCTGTACTTGTTAATACTACTATGCCTGCTATACTTTCTGAAAACTTTTTTATGACTAATTACGATAATTGTCACAAATATCTGCTATCTGAAGAAGGTAGAGATAGAATTGCAAAAATTCACTTTGAAATGATTCTGCAGGTAGAAGCAGAAAACAAAGTGTAAAGATCCTTCTGTTTTTCATAAGGTTAATTTTAATGATTATAACCTGGGTGTAATAACCCAGGTTTTTTTATTTAAACTTCTGTAGTTTAAACTTTATTTATATATTTGTTTAAACCAAAATTAAAAACCAATGGAAAATCCAGAAAATTTATCAGCTGAAGAGCTTGAAGCAAGAAAAGAAGAAATGAAAAGATTTTATGATGAGTCTATTCCTTATTTAGAATCTCAATTAAAATATGAAACACTTCTTACTGATGTTGAAGAAGCAAGATTTAAAAGAGCAAACTTTCAGTATCAATGGCAAATGTTAATGGCTAATACTCAACCACCAGAAGAATCAGATGAAGATATAGAAAAAGAATCTGTACCTACACAAGATAAAAAGACTGTAAAAAGAAGTAAACTAAAAAGGACATAAAAAATGGCAGTTGTAAATCAAGTTCAAAAAAGAGTTAAGATAAATAAATGGGAGATTGTAAAGTATCAAATACTTACTCATTGTTATCTTAATAAGATTATATTAAGTAATTCTGATCTTGATTGTTTGACTTTGCTATCATTTAACCAACCAATAGAACTTAGTAATTTTTGTTTAGATGCTTCTTCTGAAGAAGATAGTATTTTCAAATCCCCACAATCAGTTAGAAACTCACTTAATAAATCAGAAAAAAATAAACTTATAATAAAAGACCCGAAGAATAAAAAAATGATTCTATTAAACCCAAACTTAAAAATACAAATTAAAGGTAGTGTACTATTAGATTATAAATTTTTAGCTAATGACTCCAAAGAAGAGTAAAGTTTATATTAAAGATGTAAGTAGTAAATTAGAAGTAGAAGATCAATTAATAGACGATTTAATAGATTTTTATTACTCAGAATGTAGATCGGTTATGAGTAATTTAAAATGTACAAGATTAAATATAGATGGCTTAGGACATTTTGTATCAAGAAATAACTTAATAAAAAAAGCTATAACTAAATATTCTAAAGCTTTAATAAATCATGATACATCTACTTTTGCAGCTTACTATAATAAAAAAGGATTAGAGACTAAATTAGAATTACTTCAAAAATTAACAATATTACACGAACAAGAAAATAAACGCAAAGCTGAATTTAAAAAAACTAAAAATGAACTTAAAAAAGATTTGGAAGAATAGAAAAGAGATTTATGAGGGAATTAAAAATGCAACAATTAGAGATGATTTTGTTGAAGATGTTGCTGCTAAGAGATTAGCAATATGTGATGAATGCCCTAGTAAGGGTAATGAATGTGAAGTACCAGGAACAGGTCCATGTTGTAATGAATGTGGTTGTTCTTTACATTTTAAAACTAGGGCTTTATCATCATACTGTCCTTTAGGAGAGTGGAAAGCATTAATGACAGAAGATCAAGAAGATAAATTAGGTGAACTATGAATTTATTATTTAATGAAAAAGACCATTCTTATATTAGTTTAGATGATTCAAGTATTAAGTGGACAAGTGTAACATCCGTAATATCTAAATTAAAGAAACCATTTGATGCTCCTAAAGTAGCAAAGAAGGTTAGTAAGAATAAAAAATCTAAATGGTACAATATAGAACCAGATAAGATTATAGAAATTTGGAATAAAGAATCAAAGAGAGCTACAGACTTAGGAACATTTTATCATAATCAAAGAGAAGCTGATTTATGTTCTTTAGCATCTATAGAAAAAGAAGGTTTTACTATTCCTGTGTTTCCTCCTCAGCCACTTAAAGATGGTAAAAAAATATCATCATCTCAAAAACTTACAGATGGTGTTTATCCAGAACATATGGTTTATTTAAAATCTGCAGGTATTTGTGGTCAGGCAGATTTAGTTGAAGTAATAAATAATAAAGTGCATATTATAGATTACAAGACTAATAAAGAAATCAAGAAAGAATCTTATAAAAATTGGGAGGGTATAAGTGATAAAATGAAAGCTCCAGTTAGTAACTTGGATGACTGTAACTTTAATCACTATAGCTTACAACTCAGTATTTATATGTATATTATATTAAAGCACAATCCTAAATTAAGACCTGGAAATATATTTATATATCATGTTGAGTTTGAGAAAGAAGCTGAAGATGAGTATGGTTATCCTATTACAAAGAGAAATGATAATGGTGACCCAATAGTTAAAAAAGTAAATATATTACCAGTAAACTATTTAGTTGATGAGGTGCATGCAATATTACACCATTTAAAAAATTTATCTTAATATGCTTATTAAACTATTTGATATTGAAAATGACAAAGTAATTCCTACAGAACACTGCTATACTTTAAAAGCATTAAAAGACATTATGGATAATTACCCAGATGAATATTTAAAAGTATATCAATATTTGTTTTATATGACTTGTCCTAGTCCAGATATAAATCCATTTTTTCATACACCTGAAATAGATAAAGAACCATTAATACTTGAACAAATAGATGCAGAGTTTTCTACAGAAGATGATGATGTATATGCCGCTCTTAAGTTTTGTCAAAAGATGTATGAGACTCCAACATCTAGAGCATATAAAGGTATTTCAACTATGTTGGATAAATTAGGTAGATACATGGAAACCACGCCTATTGAGCATGGTAGAGATGGTAATATTAATTCTATAGTAAATGCAGCTGCTAAATTTGAACAAATTAGATCTTCATTTAAAGGTGCATATAAAGATTTACAAGAAGAACAACAATCTTCTGTTAGAGGTGGTTATGGTTTAGGATATGATCAATAAGACTGAAATATATCAAGATATACCTACATGGGATAATGGCACATGGACTACTACAAACTTTGAGTCTAGAGAAGAGTTTGCTAATTTTGTTAGAGATATATTTAAAGAACCAGGTCAATATAATTTTGATGAAACTAGTAAGCAGTTTAATGCAGAAGCTATTAAATTTAATACGCAAGGGTTTTATTGTGAATCACCATTTAAATCAAAAGATTTTATAAAATATTGGGATGGAGAGAAGAACAAATGTAGAAAGGGTGTAATATACAAATCAAAAGATAATACTTGGTTTATTGCTAGAGACTACTATATGTGGTTAAATTTCTTACCAATCTTTAACAAAGAAATACAACAATTTGGTTTTGCTGATATCAGAGATGCTCAGTATCATCTAGCTCTATATGAGATGCTAGCAGAGCTAAACTATAAGCATGCAGCTATACTTAAGAAAAGACAGATAGCTTCTTCTTATTATCATATGGCAAAGCTTATAAATCAATTATGGTTTGAAGCTGGGGTAACTTTAAAAATAGGAGCAAGTCTCAAAGATTATATAAATGAAAAAGGTTCTTGGAAGTTTCTTGATGAATACGCTGCATTCTTAAATGAACATACTGCTTGGTATAGACCTATGAACCCAAGTAAAATTATGATGTGGCAGCAAAAGATTGAAGTTAGAAAAGGAAACAGAAAAACTGAAGTAGGTCTAAAAGGTACAATACAAGCCATGTCATTTGAGAAAGATCCGACAAATGGTGTAGGGGGTCCAGTAAAATACTTTTTCCATGAGGAAGCAGGTATTGCACCCAAGATGGATCAAACATATGAGTACATGAGACCAGCAATGAGATCAGGACTTACTACTACAGGATTATTTATAGCAGCAGGATCAGTGGGTGACTTATCACAGTGTATGCCATTGAAAGATATGATAATGAATCCTACATCAAAAGATATTTATTCTGTAGAAACAGATCTTATGGATGATAAAGGTACTACAGGTTTATCAGGTTTATTTATACCAGAGCAATGGTCCATGCCTCCGCACATAGATGAGTATGGTAATTCTAAAGTAGATGAAGCTTTAGTAGCTTTAGATAAACAATTTGAAGAATGGAAAAGAGATCTAGCACCAGAAGATTATCAGCTTAGAATATCTCAGCACCCAAGAAATATTAAAGAAGCATTTGATCATAGATCAGTATCTGTATTTCCTACACATTTATTAGCTGCTCAACAACAAAGAATAGATGATAAAGAATATGGTTATGAGTTTTTAGAATTATATGAAGATGAAACTGGTAAATTAAAATCTAGAAAATCTAACAAACAACCTATTAAAGAATTTCCTGTAAATAAAAAGACAGAAGATAAAACAGGATGTCTTGTAGTTTGGGAAAGACCTGTTGCAGATCCTAGCTTTGGTACATATTATGCATCTATTGACCCTGTATCAGAAGGTAAAACTACAACGTCAGAATCATTATGTTCTATTTATGTAATGAAATCATCTGTAGAAGTAACTAAAGTTACTGGAGTAGAAACAGAAACATACATAGAACAAAGTAAAATAGTAGCTGCTTGGTGTGGTAGATTTGATGACATAAATAAAACACATCAAAGATTAGAACATATTATAGAATGGTATAATGCATGGACAGTGATAGAGAATAACATATCACTGTTTATTAATTATATGATATCTAGAAAAAAACAAAAATATCTAGTACCAAAGAGTCAGATAATGTTTCTCAAAGATCTTGGTGCAAATAGAAATGTGTTCCAAGAATATGGTTGGAAGAATACAGGAACACTATTTAAGGGACACTTATTATCATATGCTATTGAGTACACAAAAGAAGAAATTGATGTAGAAACTAAAGAAGATGGAACAGTAGTAAAGAAAACATATGGTATAGAAAGAATACCAGATCCTATGCTACTAAAAGAAATGAGAGAATATGCTGATGGTGTAAACGTGGATAGACTAGTTTCCTTTGCAGCTCTAGTTGGTTTTATGAGAATTCAAGAATCTAACAGGGGTTATCAACGTAGAACAGTACGTGATGATGCTGCTAAAAAGTTGGAAAAGTCAAAAAATTTATATAAATTAAAGAGTAGTCCGTTTAGACATGTTGGTAATAAATATAAAAAATTTAAATCAGGTTCTTTTAAACGTTCTCCGTTTAAAAATATTAAATAGTAATTATGCAGGTATATAATGCACTTCAATTAAAAAAAGGAGCTAAGGTAAAGCAAAGTAAAATGGGTTCCTTAACTCAACCTTTGCAATTCCTACCTAAAAAAGAAAAGACACAAGAATGGTATGCCTGGAATATAGACTGGTTAGAATGGAATGGTCTTAAACAACTTAGAAGAAATTCTAGGAGGTTAATGAAGAATTACAAGTTAGCAAAAGGTATTATAGATAGAACTGACTATATAGTTGAAGATGACAATGAAATGAAAGACATTGTAGATAATCTTCTTGATGATACAACAAATGCTCTTGAATTAAGATTCTATCCAATTATACCAAATGTAGTTAACGTACTTGTAGCAGAGTTTGCTAAAAGATCTAGTAAATTAACTTATAGAGCAGTTGATGAGTTTTCATATAATGAAATGCTTGAGCAAAAAAGAGCTGAAGTAGAAAAGACTTTGATGGCAGATGCTCAAATTAAAATTATGGCTGCGCTCATTGAGCAAGGATTAGATCCTAACTCACAAGAGGCTATGCAGTCTATGTCTCCAGAAAATGTAAAGTCACTTCCTGAAATAGAACAATTCTTTAAAAAGGATTATAGATCTATGATTGAACAGTGGGCAGAGCATCAGCATAAAGTAGATGTTGAAAGATTTAGAATGGATGAGCTAGAAGAGAGAGGATTTAGAGATATGCTTATTACAGATAGAGAGTTCTGGCATTTTCATATGATGGAAGATGACTATGAAGTAGAGCTTTGGAATCCTGTTCTTACATTCTATCATAAGTCTCCAGATGCTAGATATATTTCTGATGGTCAATGGGTAGGTAAAACAGATATGTTAACAGCTGCTGATGTTATTGATAAGTATGGTTTCTTAATGACTAAAGATCAACTTGAAGCATTAGAAGCTGTATATCCAGTTAGATCTGCAGGTTACAATATAGCTGGTCAACAAAATGATGGTAGTTTCTATGATGCTACTAAGTCTCATGAATGGAATACAGATATGCCATCACTAGCTATGAGACAATATACATCATTTATGGGCTCATCAGGATTGTATGATGGTGGTGATATAGTGGCTGATATTATAGGTGAAAGTGAAAACTTATATGACTCACCAGATTCAAATCTATTAAGAGTAACACAAGTATATTGGAAGTCACAAAGAAAACTAGGACATCTTGTAAAAATTACAGATGATGGAGAAGTTATTAATGAGATTGTAACAGAAGAATATAAAGTAACTGATAAGCCAATTTATGATACAAGATTATTTAAGAATAAGAATAAAGATAACTTGTTATTTGGTGAACATATAGATTGGATTTGGATAAATGAAGTATGTGGTGGTGTAAAGATTGGACCAAATATTCCAAGTTACTGGGGTATGAATAATCCAGGTGGCTTTAGTCCTATGTATTTAGGTATTAATAATAATCACATGGGACCACTTAAGTTCCAATTTAAAGGTGATAATTCATTATATGGTTGCAAGCTTCCTTGTGAAGGAGCTGTATTCTCAGATAGAAATACTAAGTCAACTGCACTTATTGATTTAATGAAGCCATTCCAAATTGGTTATAATATCGTGAATAACCAGGTAGCTGATATACTAGTTGATGAATTAGGTACAGTAATTCTACTTGATCAAAATGCATTACCAAAACATTCACTAGGTGAAGATTGGGGTAAAGGTAATTTATCTAAAGCTTATGTAGCAATGAAAGATTTTCAAATGTTACCTTTAGATACTACAATTACAAATACAGAGAATGCATTAAACTTTCAGCATTTCCAAAAATTAGATCTAGATCAGACTAATAGACTTATGTCTAGAATTCAGCTAGCTAATTATTTTAAACAACAAGCTTATGAAGTTATTGGTGTTAATCCGCAAAGAATGGGACAACAACTATCACAAATAACTGCAACTGGTGTAGAGCAGGCGGCTAATGCTTCATATGCCCAAACTGAAATGTACTTTGTACAACATTCAGATTATCTTATGCCAAGAGTACATGAGATGAGAACTAATCTTGCACAGCACTATCATAGTACAAAACCATCTACAAGATTAACATATATAACATCTCAAGATGAAAAGGTAAACTTCCAAATAAATGGTACTGATTTACTATTAAGAGATCTTAATATATTCTGTAGCACAACTGCAAATCATAGAGCAGTATTAGAACAGTTAAAGCAATTAGCTATGAATAACAATACTACAGGTGCAAGTATTTATGATCTTGGTAAAATTATTCAGTCTGATAGTGTTGCTAATCTTAATACAGTTCTTAAGTCTTCTGAAGAGAAGCAACAGCAGCAAAGACAATCTGAGATGCAACAACAGCAGCAAATGCAACAAGAACAAATACAAGCTCAACAGCAACAAGAGAAAATGAAGCTTGATGCAGAAGCACAAGAAAATGAGAAAGAAAGACAAAAAGATATTCTTATTGCTGAAATTAGAGCTGCTGGATATGGTTCAATGCAGGATATAGATAAAAACTTAAGATCAGACTTCCAAGATGCTATGGAAGATATTAAAAAAACTGATCAATATCAGCAAGCAACAGATCTTCAAAGAGAAAAAGAAGTAAATAGAATGAATAATGAGTCTGCTAAGAATCAAATTGAAAGAGAAAAAATACAAGCTCAAAAAGAAATAGCAGACAAGCAACTACAAATTGCAAGAGAAAATAAGAACAAATATGATGTTCGTAGAGGAGATGAAACATAGTTAGCTATATATTGCAAAAAATTAAGTAATTGTATGAAATTAATTTTAAATTTTTAAGATTTATTTTAGTATATTATAATATAAACAAAACCAACAAAAATGAGTGAAGAGAAAAACATTGTGGAAGAACCACAAGAATCTACAACGGTAGAGCAAGTTGAAATTGATATAGACTCTCTTTTTGGACAACCAGGAGCTGATAGTGTAATGCTTCCAGAAGAAGAAAAAAAAGAGGAAGAAGAAAAAAATACAGTTTTTTCTAGAGAGAAAGAACTAGATACAACGTTCATTGACAAACCTGTTGAAACTTCTGAAGAAGAACCAGTAGCTGAAAAACCAGCTGAAACAGTTGAAGAAACTATTTCAGAGTTGGATGAGATGATCACTGCTGAAGAAGAAGGTGAATCTACAGTAGGTAGACCTAGAACTGACAAGAGTGGTCTTGTGGATCTAGCAAATAAAATGATTGAAGAAGGTACATTGTTACCTTTTGATGATGACAAGCCTATTGAAGAATACAGTGCTAAAGATTTTAGAGAGTTGTTTGAAGTTAACTTCCAGCAACGAGAGGAAAAAATTAGACAAGATACACCAAAAGAATTCTTCCAGTCTTTACCTGAAGAACTCCAAGTTGCTGCAAAATATGTAGCAGATGGAGGTCAAGATTTAAAAAGTCTTTTTAGAACTTTAGCTCAGGTAGAAGATACAATGGAGCTTGATCCAGCTAATGAAGCACATCAAGCAGAAATTGCAAGACAATATCTACATGCTACTAGATTTGGTACTCCAGAGGAAATAGAAGCTGAAATACAAGATTGGGCAGATCTTGATAGACTTAGTAAAAAAGCTAAACAGTTTAAACCTAAGTTAGATAAAATGCAAGAGCAAGTAGTTGCTAGTAAGCTAGCTGAACAAGAACAAAGAAAACTTCAGCAAGCAGAGCAAGCAAAAGCTTACCAAGATAACGTGTATAATACACTTGCTCAAGGTCAGTTAGATGATTTAAAACTAGACAAGAAAACACAAAGTTTATTGTTTTCAGGACTAGTTCAACCTAACTACCCTTCTATATCTGGAAAACCAACAAACCTTCTTGGTCACTTACTTGAAAAGTATCAGTTTGTAGAACCAAGACATGATTTAATTGCAGAAGCTCTTTGGTTACTAGCAGATCCTAAAGGTTACAAAACTAAAGTAAGATCTGTAGGAGCTAAAGAAGCTGTAGAAAAAACAGCTAGGCAATTAAAGACGGCAGAACAGGCAAGAAAACTTTCTTCTTCTGCTTCAAGAAAACCAGATGTTTCTGACAGTGTTAAAAGAACAACAAAGAAAAAACAACCAACAGTACAACGTAAGAACAATATGTTCAAACGTAGTTTTTAATTAGTAAACAAAAACAAATAAATAAATGGCAACTCCAGTTTTAAACAATGGTATCTTTCTACGGGATACAGC